GGGACCGGGGGACTACCTAGCGGTGACAGCGACCTTCCCGCTGTTGAGATTAAAGATGCTGCCGGAGTTACAGTACGAATTTCAGACCTTGTTCAAGTGGGGGGAGTGGAAGGCGGCGGACAAGGTATTTGAGTCGCACGAGAAGGAGCATGGAGGGCCTTGGCAGCGGATCATAGTGGGGTCGGCGACGAACCCGGAGTCGTTGGAATCGGCGACGGCGAAGGCGGCATGGTTGGATGAGGTGGGGCAGAAGCAATTCAAGCGGGAAGCGTGGTATGCGGTGCTGCGGAGGTTGTCGCTGTCGCAAGGACGGGTGCTGATGACCACGAGCCTGTACGAATTTGGGTGGTACAAGCTGGAGGTCTACGATCCGTGGAAGGCTGGGGACCCGGACTATGAGGTAATTCAGTTCGACTCGCTGGCGAATCCGGCGTTCCCGGTGGCTGAGTACGAGCGGGCGAAGGCGACGCTGCCGAGGTGGAAGTTCAATCTCATGTATCGGGGAGTGTTTGAGAAGCCGGCGGGGCTGATTTACGACGCCTTTGACGAAGCGGTCTGTTGCATACCGAGGTTTGCACTACCTAAGAACTGGTTGAGCTATGTGGGGCAAGATTTCGGCTCCAATAACACAGGGGCGCTCTGGTATGCGCAGGACCCGGTTACGGGGTTTTTGTACGTATATCGGGCGTACCTAGCTGGGGGTCTCAGCGCCTACGACCACGCGCAGAAGTTCAAGACAATGAGCCAGGGCGAGACCATCGTTAAGCGGGTAGGTGGGGCACATGCGGAGGAGGGATGGCGGGAGGCGTTCACGGCGGCGGGCTGGCCCATCAGCGAGCCACGGGAGCGGGAGGTGGAGGTCGGGATCAACACCGTCTATGGGTGGCACAAACGGAACGCTATTTTCGTTTTCAACGATGTTGGGTTATACTTAGACGAAAAGCTGTCCTATTCCAGAGAGTTGGACGATATGTACCAGCCCACGGACAAGATAGACAACAAGAGCCGTTTCCATTTGATGGACAGCGAGAGGTATCTCTTGAGCGACTTTGGGCCGGAGCGAGTGGTGGGGGCCGGCCAGTTAGTAGAGGTCAAACGGTACTGGAATCAGGATGGGGTGCGGCGCAGCAAGCGGTTCCGGGACCGGATGAGGCAACGGGTATGACACGAGTATATGCGATTCACAGCGGCTCATATTCGGACCAGGGCTGGGGGCCTGTCTTCAGTTCTTTAGAGAAGGCCCAGGCATATATTTCCAAAGAGAAAGCCACTCAAGAGAGGCATTACAGCGAGGATTTTGAGATAGAGGTTCATGTCCTTGATGACGAGGATGATGGTTCTATCTATCCTCAATGGGGAGTCCTTTTCGACCGAAGCGGGAATGTGCTTTATGCTGATACAGGATATGGCACCATCCCGTTTGAAGCTGAGCTGCACCATCCTGCAATTCAGTTGGTTCCTACCCCCTGCCACTGGTATATACTCGACCGGCTACAGGCAGGTAAGAGGGAAGATGCGTACTTACTTGTAGACCTGTTTGCTGCGGACCGTGACCACGCCGTCAAGATTGCGGCAGATGCCCGTACCCGCTTTTTAGCCGGGTTGGTGGTAGCATGACGCTCCAGAACGTTTTGGGGTTGCTGGCTGGTGGTGAGTCCGTGCCCATTCCGAAAGTGGTATAGGAGGGGATGTGCTGCATTGGCTCGCACGAAAGGTTTTCAAAGTCTGCTGTTTTCGCGCCATGAAGATACGTTTGGGCCGACGGTGTTCCATGCCTTGTTGTGTCGACGCGATTGCAGCATTTGATCGCTTCGCCACCTCGATAGGAACAGAGTCCTCTCCTATCAGCGAGGAACAATTCAGAGAGGCTTTGAATCGCTTGCGTACCCAGGCCCAAGATTTGAAGCCATGACGCTAGCTGAGTTGATTCAGTCGGGGGGCAATGGTCTTGCGACCACCGGCGGCGGCCCCAGCCCGATAGGGCCGCCGCCGGTGCCGACTCCTGAGCAGCTCGTTGCTGTGGTAGATGCCCAGGAACGCTATAACGATGGGCTGCGGCTACGGATGGAGGGGGACTGGGATATGCTGACCCTGAAGCCCTTTGACGCTGGAGAAGGGTATCAGGAATACACCAGCAACGAGCCAATGACCTACTTCGCCAAGCTAACTTCCGCCCTGACCTCTGGGAAGATTAAAATTAGGATACCAGTCCAACGGGCAATGCGGGATAAGCGGCAAAGGGAATCGGCGGCGGAGCGATTCTATACCGGCATTCTAATGGCCAACGATGAACGTCTGTTGCGCCTGGGCATGCCGGTATTACAGGACATGCTGGGCAGCTTTATCAACCTGCGGGGCCGGTACTGTGGCCGAGCCATGCTGGTCAAAGACCCGCAAACCGGTGAGACTTATGCTGACATTACCCCCTGGGACCCGCTGCACGTCTCCTGGGGCATGGGGCCGAAGGGACTGAAGTGGATTTGCCACAAAATCAAGAAAACCCTCGCGGAAGTTCAGGACGAATATGGCTTCACGCCTGGTCAGCAACCAGGCCAGCAAGAGGTGAGTGCTGAGCAATACTTTAGCAGCCACGTGGTGACGGATGAGGAGGGGTATGACGTCTATGATTGGTACGACGAGGTAAATAACATCGTCGTCATTGGGGGCGAGTACGCCAAGCCGCCAACCCCGCATACTCCTTTGAATAGGGTGCCTGCCTTCTACGGGGTTGTCGGCCCGCTGCCTTTGATTCAATCTCGGAGCCATGATGGCAGGACCAATCTGGTGCATCATGGCGAGAGCATCTTTGCCGCCAATCGCCGGATATATGCGAAGATAAATCTTGTTCTGTCCACCATGTTGCAACTGGTCGCGCTCAGCCGTAACCAGGCTTTCACCTATATGTCCAGGGATGGGACTAAAACTGTGGCGCAGAATCCTTGGCTGGAGGGAGCGCAAACACCGCTGGCTGAGGGAGAAGAGCTAAAAATACTGGAACTTCTGAAGATGTCCGCTGATACAGGGGCGTTTCTTGGCCTCGTATCGGCGGAAATCCAGCGGGGGGCTTTGCCCTACTCGGTTTACGGCCAGTTGGCGTTTCAGTTGAGCGGCTATGCGGTGAATCTACTGAAGCAAGCTACCGACTCTCCAATCCTGCCCAGGCAGAGAGCGATGGAACAGGCTTACACGCAAATAACCAGGCTGATTGGAGACCAGTTCAGCACCGGAGCTTATGGGGCGATGCAACTGCAGGGCTGGGGGCAGAACCGGGCCTGGTTCGATGAAGAGTTTGAGCCGCAGATGATACGAGGATTGCCCGCGGCGCAGATTTCCTTGAAAGTCAATACTCCCCAGGACGACCTGCAGAAGATGCAGCTGGCTGACATCGCCAGTCAGGGGCCGTGGCCCAAACTGTCGATGCGGTACATTTGGGACGAAATCCTGGACATACAGGATACGGACAGCATGGCCGACGAAATCAAGGAAGAAGTAGGGGAGAAGATGGTCCCTGCCGCAGCGTTGATGACTCTGCGCGACGCTCTGCAGAAGCAGGGACGGACGGAACTGGTCCCTATTTACGAATGGGAACTGTGGAAACAGGCTATGATGGGCGGGATAAATCCGGGTGGAGCCACTGGCTCAGGAGCACCTGGCAAAAATGTCGGTGGCGTGTCGCCTGAGAATTTGTCGGCGCCGGAGCAGGGAGCGCCGACGCCGCAGCCCACACCACAGCAAGGGCCGAATGTGACGCCGGGGTCGCCCAGGCCGGGGGCGCAGGCACAACCGTAGGAGGGTGAGAAGATGGCTACTATACAAGAGATTGCTCAGGCGGTTGTTGATGGGAGAATTGGTGGGGGAGAAGCAGTAATTCAGGTATCGCAGACCCAGGGTATTTCTAATGACCAGGCCATTGCCCAGTTAACGGCATCTATCAACACAATCAATGCTGGCTCTGGGGCTGCACCTCCCGCTGCGCCACAGGCTGGGCCTGGCTCTGTTGCTGAGGTGATTGCCAAGTACAAGGATAGTGGTTATGGCGCAGTGGGAAGTGCCGAAGCCCGGAGAGCCGCCATTGTAGCTCTGGCTAATGTGTGGG